CAACAATGATGTACCAGATCGATACGTCCCAGCAACTATTACACAGGTAGACATTAGTTTTGGAACCTGAGAGGACTTGTAATTGTCACCGAGAATGTTCCTGCTGTACTGGAAATGTCAGATCCAAAATCGACATACCCAACAAGTTCATCGGCAGACGATGCGCCACCTCGGCTCTTATAAATCACGCCTGCTCTTGCAGTAATTGTTGCTGTAGTCCATGAGGTGATTGCAAAGGTAATGTCCACACGACTATTTGTGTCATCCTTGGTTACAGTCGCAGCAGCAGCATTACCACCAGCAGTATAACCAGTACCAGTGACTTCATTTGTCACTGCGTTGCGCTTTGTATGCGTCTTTGCAGCAGTGTACGAACTTGTCACAAGCATCATCTTAAATGTGTCTGTGTCAAAGTCGATTGACCCGACTGAAGCATCATAAATTGCCGAATTATAGATTAGACTTGCCATTCTTACTGTCTCCTTCTACACGTTGAACAAGTTCAGCAACTTCTCTCATTATAGCAGTTTGCGTTTTCGCCATCTCTACCATTGCTGATTCAATCTTGTCGAGAAATTGGAAGTGCCTATCACGACCTGGGATAACCACTTGCACCCAGAAGGCGTAGGCTGCAATTGCCATGCCTGCCCAAGGTAAGCCATGTGTCTTCATGAACTCGAATATATCCATGGCTATCCCCCATTGTTTACATCAATCATACCGTTATTTTCAGTGCGGTCAATATAGTCTGGGCAACGCCAGCAGTTCATCTCAATCGTATTACCTTGTATACGACATTTGCCATGTTTGGCGCATTCGTAAAGGTTGCCACCTGAACAACCACAGGACGGTGTAGTCTCAAGCTGCTGTCCAAGATGGATGCAAGGTGACGTTTTAACGGCCTTCATTTTTGCCACTATTGCACGAACTGGATGGTCTTCTGCGATCTGCGGCAGCGACTGCACTGGCTGCGATGACTTGAGCGAATCCACGCAGGCTGCAACAGCACCAGAAGGAAACTCTAACCCATAAACAATTGCTATTGGCGACCCGGCCAGCCCAGGGAATGTGGCAGTGGCAACCCAATGGCCAGTCTCGGTTAAAACTCTTGTGTCTATTGAGTAGTTGCCTAGCGTCCATGGATTGCCAGCACCATGGACACGCATAGCAATACATGGACTTCCTTTGTTCACGCTTTTTATGACAATGTCGTGATACGGTTCGCTATAAGGGATGATTGATATCGATCGTTCACCAGAGTACTGAATCGACTGAACGTCCCCAGTCTTCGTGTTCTCTCCAGGGCACCCAACATTAAGAATTTCATATGGTAATGGATTGGAAACAATGTTTGGAGAGATTTTCTGAGCAATTGGTGGAATAGCATCTGGTCCAGCATTGTTGCCATAGAAGCAACCATAATCTGTTTCGTTCCATGAGGCATTCACGCCAAGTTGAACCCATCGAGGCCTAAAAGTTCCAGGCACTGTTGGCTTAATTATTGCTGAAAAACAAGCGTACGTCCTGCTCCCAGTGTCTAGCGAGCAATCAGCAACTGCACCATTATTGGCTGTCCCATCACACCCCACCTTGAATGGGTTTAAATTGATTTTAACCCGTACTGATTGTGCGTCAAAAGGTTGCAGGGGAGCGAAAGGAATAAGGCCTTCATGCTCCATATTCCATGGTTGATTTCTTAGTGAATTGCCAACAGATAAGGTTCTTGTCAAATTCTTTGAGAAGCTTCCAAGCTCTATATATGTCCCAAGTCCATTAGCCGGGGGTGGAACGATTTCGCTTGCTGGGACTAGCCTTTCCACCTTCACAAGTACGTTAACAGAAGCATCATCTTCCACAGTCATGGTTGCACTAATTCGGAAGGAGATGCCCTTTGGTGGTGGGCCTGCGATGACAGCAACAGGTATCACTACCTGCCCTTGCCAAGTCCCTTCTGGTGATGGATCGCCTGGAATGCAACCGAGCGGAAATGAAAACATGTTGGTCAAATATCTTGAATAAAGCAGTCCCTCTTCTGGACAGTCTGGATCTACTCTGAAAAATTCCAGTATGATTGTTCCGTACTGCATTGGCCATCCAATAGCAGTACATGCCAAGGCACACTCAAATTTTACTGGTACAGCATAGCCTGGAGTTGACGCACACACGTTCCTTGCCACTGCGATTATATGCTCTCCATGAGCGGAAGCTTCGATCGGCGATACGGTTATGGTAAAATCTGGCATTACGCACCTATAAAGAAATGCAGGTTTGACATTACTACTTTTGATTTTTTGTGAGACAAAGCCGTAGGATTGGCGATTGGATCAGTTTTGAGAGCAAATCTAATTTGCATCTGTATTTCTTCTGTAACGCTTCCAGCATTAAAAAACAAATATGGATTGAATGGATTGTTTTTGGCAAATATGTCGCCACCATCTAAATACGAAAGTCCCCTTGTGTAAGACCAATACCTTGTGGTTGCTATCCTAGGGGATTTCACACCGTTTCCAGTCAAATAAAACCACACTTCAAGGTTCAATATTTGCCTTGTTGGGTTCAACTTAGGCCAGTTTACTCCGGTGGCTTCGACTGTAAAATCGTCTGGTGGATTCACAGGGTCTTTCACCCCGGCAGCATTGAAAAAAACAATAAACGCTATTCCATCAAAGGTGCCGATTTGATTTCCAGACGTGTTGTAAACTCTTAACGGGTCACAAAATGGCATCCAGTTCTCATGAATGCTTTGATGATCCCTGTCTATTTGTATGTCTGGATCGCCTGCCTTGTGCCCGTCTTCATAATAGACCTGCGCCTTCATTGGTTCAGGTATGTCGTGGTTTGTATAACACCAGCCACCTGGCATTAAGTTTCCAAGCCAGTCATTGTCGTAGACGTTGTAGTCTGGTCCTGTCCAGAACACATTTTCTAGATTTTCAAAAGGCTCGATTTTTTGATTTCTTTCTTTTAGCCTAAGATAAATGTTTGGAAGAGTCAGTCTTGGACCAACGTATGTTGTTCCAAAATTGCCAAGGGTTGGCTCCCATGTTTCTAATTGTGATAGATCGAATCTCCAGCCATTGTCTGGCAATTCGGCACCATCTTCACCACCAACATAAGAACCATATGGCGTTGCGTATTGATCTGGACCGAGGCCTGTATATTGCAATGCTGTCGGCGAATCCACTTTGCCTTTAATGGTTGGCTTGCCACATGGCAAATTATTACACATCAACGCTTGATTTGGCGTATAACCTTCAATCGAATACCACAATACATGGCACGATATGGTTGGAAACAAGCTACCGCTCTTGACTTGAGCGATGCATTCCCCAGGAAGAACATTTGCTCTAGTCAAGGTGTCACCTGATTGATAGTTACTGTTCTGATGTATGGCCCAGAGACAAGGCCAAATGTAGCCTCAGCATTGAATAAATAATTTCCATTGATGTAAGAGCATGAATACGTCATTACATCTGAAGTCGGGCCTGCATAGAGGAAAAAATCTATTGCGCCTGGAAATGTTGATGAAACATATCCTGTCGGTTCAGAGCAAAGATTTGGCAATCCAAGTACCAAATACACAGGCGCACCAACGCTAAAATATACAAGCAAATCACCGCAATAACTTGTTGGAGTAAGCGTTATTGGAACTTCAACACCTTCGCATCCAGGCGTTGGAGGGAATCCCGGCTTTGAAACGCAAATGTATTTGCCACTGAATGATCTTGGGTATCTAGTCCAACCACAACATGCATAAGGCCTTTCGTAAGCTATTTCCGAAGATTGATTGACAGCGCAATTATAAGTGTTTGTTGTTGGCATTATTCGTCACTCGTATGTCACATATAAAACATTGCCAATACATTGAACTGATGACGGAGATGAACCAGAACCAGAACCACCACCCTTAGCCATAAATTCCATGATTGGGTAGCCTTGGTCACTAACACCCCTGGCTCGCATTAAAACAATGTCGTTGACGACAGCTTTGCCACCACCAATAGGAAATGCTGGTGAACCGTTATATACTGCTGTCCCATTGTCTGGTCGTGCATTTGCAGGCACATCCTCATAAGAATAGCCATTCGCACTAACCTTCTGTTCCTTCCAGCCATGCGGTATCCCGGTGGTAGTTCCAGTACCGATTGGTGCTGCGCCAACAGACACGATGCGAGCCACGAACCATTCGCTTTCCACGAAGGTCTGACTTCCACGTTTTATTGCTGCCTGTTGCGTCATTAGTTCACCAGGAAAAGACGTTCAAACGGATAGCTACCATAGATCGGCCTTGATGTTAATCCTACGCCGAGAGGCGGCTGCGTCTCAGTGTAATAGAATTTCAGATCGCCTGGCCATGGCACAAGATTATGTCCATATGCAACTTTATACTGTCCAGCAGGGGCAATTGCTGGTCTTCCACCACCAAGGTCATTTGCGCTTTGAGCTAGGCAGGAAACAACAAATGTTACATCGCAAACTTTTGATGCGACTGGTCCTTGTGTCAATGGATCGGCTAAAAAGTCTTGAAATGGTGGCGGGTATTTTTTGATCTCAACACCCTCGAGCAGCAACGAACCAGGAGGATAACCATAAAATGCATATTGGTTAACCTTTCCAAGGCCGTAAGTGATTTGATCTTGAAACACAACTTGATATGGCACAAAGAACCAAGTGAATTTCAATTTACGCTTTGCGATGATGATGTTAACGCCACCACCGTTTTGATTGCTGATAGACGTTAAGTTTGGTGCCTGACCATCTGTGCGAATAAACTTGAACTGACCTTGTGGAGAAGATAAAAACTCGGCGTTCTGCTCACAGTCAATATCAAGGAAGCGTAAATACTCTTTGCAATCTTTAAATTTAACAGAATTATTCTCTACATCATAATACCAATCTTTCTCTTCATGTTGCGCTTTTATCGTGGAGTCCATCGCAACTAAATATGGCCGTGTTTCAAAATCGATTGAAATCCTATATTTTTCGTACGTTATTGCGTCTCGAATAAATGTCTGATGTTGTCTTTGAACTCCTGCATCTGTTGCCAGCAATCTTCCATTCGGAGCAATGCCTTGGATCGACGTTATCTTTGAAGCGTATAGCCAATCATAATATGGGTGCGCTGCTGGAAGTCTACGCTCAAGACCACCATCACCAGACCTTTTAACTGATCCTAATATGTTTGATACTATGCCCTGCATTTCATCATAATTTAGGACAAAGTCCATTGATGCGCTGCCACCATCCGTCTGGAATGACGCTTTTGATGGCGATTCTTTTGCCATTGCCTCCGCAAGTCGTCTGGTTGTTGTGTTTGTTGGCATTAGACTCTTGCTCCTCTTGCAGGCGCTGCTGGATTAGGCATTGGCGCTCTACCCATTTTCATGTTGATCTCTTGCAAAGTCTTATCCATCTTTTCAGTATTCTCAGCGGTTCTGATGGCAGATGCCTGAGTAGATGATGACATTGCTGATTGCATCAAATTACGGCCAAGATCAGATATGCCACTGAAACTAGCTTTCCCGGCAGCAGCACCAACCGAGGCACCTTTTTTAGCTGGTTGTTGAACAGCCTTCTGAACTTTTGATGTGCCATTATAATAATCGTCAGTTGCCTTGCTTGCTTTTTCAGCACTTTTTATCATATTTTCGCCGATTTTACCTGTTCCAGGAATCATTGAAATAAGGCTTCCAACAGCCCATTGCATGGTTGAAATTATTTTTGTAAACCACCAAACAACTTCTTTGATTACCGCTGATATTAGTGGTAAAGACTGAACTAATATGTCTGCCCACATCTTCACTATGCCAACAACCAGCACGATAATTGGCTCAAGTGCAGCAAACGCCTCAATGAGAATTTCGATAATTGGACCGGCCAATTCCATCATCGCATCAGCAAACAATTGAACGGTTGGAATCAATGCCTGAACTACTGGTACGAGCCTGTCTGCAAACGCCCTTACAATCGGAATCACTGCGCCAATTACAGGTTCAAGGCCCATACCGATTACTGCGGTAAGATCCTTGAACACAAGGTTCATCTGCTCAATAAGAGCAGGATTAAACGCTTGTACAAATGGGCTTGCAAATGAAACTATTTGGTTAAAGGCACCAACCGTTCCTGTGATAGCACCAACAGCTAGATTTCCAACAGTACTGAGTACACCTAACGACTTTCCAGCTAATGTGAGGCCAGCTATGAACGGCGAAACAGCCGCAGCGGGGGCCGGGCCACCGGAAGCAGTTCCACCACCACCACCACCACCTGCTGCACCACCACCTGCCAAATAATTTATCGGTCCACCAGATGACCTCTTCTGCGTCTTCCCACCGTTATTGATCTGCTCCAACATTCCTCGGTTCTTCTTCGTTGCGTCTTTATTGACAACGAATTCACCTGGGGTAAGCATGGCTGGGACAGTATCGGTGCCTTTGGCATCATCTTTTGACGGCGTAGCAGGACCGCCAGATGCTAAAGTAACATGTTTCCTAGGATCTTCCACTGTTGTCTTTTTTTTGCTTTTTGCTTTTCTTTTTTCGTTTATTTCGTCTACACTTGCCTTGGCAAGATCAAAAAAACTCTTGCTAACCTCTTCGATTATTTTCTGTAATTCTTCTAAAGAACCATTTATACTAGATGTTTCAAATACCCTTCGCATTATTGATCCAGCGTTTTCTGCATACTTTGAAGCCGTAACAAAATTTGCTATTATTTCTTTTGGATCAGAAATATAATTTTTAAGAGTGTCAGACAAATTGACATTCTTAAATGTTTCTTCTAATATTTTTTTTGCTTTTTCATACGATTCTGCAAGTTCATTAGATCCTTTTGATGCTGATCGACTTATTAAGCCTGCCGCTGAATCTATAGCATGTACCATTTCATGAAAAACATCAGGCAATTTAGATTTGTCTGCGTTTAATCTTATTTCTGGTTGTTGACCTTGTTTTTTAGCAAATTGCGCCCGTGGATTGCTTGATCCACTATTTCCTTTTTCAAATCCACCTATTCTAAATTTAACTTCATCAAAAACATCTTTGAATTGATTATAAATATCAGTAATTGGAAATGAATTTTCTTTTTCTATATTTTTGCCATTTGTTTTAAATGATTTTAATAGGAAATTAGATCCATTCTTTATTGAATCCCATACGAAACCAAATGCTGGAGATATTAATTTGTAACCAGATTTTAAAACACTGAATGCCATACTCCATCCAGTAGCCATGACTCCAGACCAATACTTGAACTCCTCCCTTAACATTGCAGGACCATCAATAAATAGTTTTGTTAAACGTGGAAATTTAGATCGTAATTCATCAATCGCAATAGCAAGATCTCTAGCCTTTTTTGCCTCTACCGAAACCTTCTGCCTGGCTTCAGCAGCTCTTGCTTTTGAGATTAATCTGTTCTTTTTTACTTTAAATGCTGTGTACTTGGCAAAATCTGAAGCGGCATCTTTTAATTCTTTTTTTCTCTTATTTGCTTGTAACGCAGTAAATTTTGCAAATATACTTTCTGATTCTTTTTTCTTTTTGTCGTTTTTCTTATTTAATGCCGTTAATGCTCTTCTAGCATTAATTATTATTCTTTCTTCTTCTTTCTTTTGAGAAAGCAAAAACCTTCTCATTTTTTCTATTCTTTTTAAAACATCATTTTGAGCTTTGCGTTCTTTAGCGTTTTTTCTTCTATTAAGCGCACTCAATGCTCGCACTGCACGAATTGCAATTAATGGCGCTTGCTCTTCCAAACGCTTTTGCTTTTTTAAATATTTTAATTGTGCTTTGTAAGCAGCAACACGAAGTTTTACAATTGCTTTTTCATTTTTTTCTTTTTGAGTCTTTTCTTTTTTAAATGTCTGCATTGCAATGCGTGCATTGTATCCTTCAATGACACTATTGCTTTTGCCGCCGCCTCCTTTAGAAGCAGATGCTGATGGCTTTAACGATACCTTCTTAAGTCTTGAAATTATTGAAAATATTTTGTTTGCAAGCGCACCAACGCTTGTACTTATTTTTTTTGCGCTATCTAAGAACGCTGTAGATAAGACTTCAACGGAACCCTTGACAGCCTTGGCTTCTTTCTTGCCAATCACGCATCCATCTGGATTGCCAGGTTCAGTTTCTGGTCCGACTTTACTCTTTGCCATTTTTCGACTCCTCCCATTGCCGTTCTATTTCTGATTCCGACAATCCAAAGGCAGCAGCCATGGCAAAGAACTCTTCTCGGACCTTTTCTTGACTCTTCTTCTTGTTATTTCGACCGCTTCGGATCGGTTTCGGCACTCCCTTTTTATCTCTTTCACGGTAGTAAATCAATGCTATCTGTCGCATGGTCAGGCTAGCAACCTGCTCCATGGACAGACAGTAAGGTTCGTCTACCAGTCCAGCAACGATCTGCGGCCAGTTTGGTTCTTCTAGTTCGTCACTTCGTCCGGCTTTTTTTCTTGTGCTGGAAATGACCTCACTACGATGTTCTCGATGACCTTGGGAATCTCAGGACTTTCTTTAACAAGGCGGAAGGCATCGTCAGAGGTCGTATTGAACAGAATCGAGATCATCGCACACATGCCTTTAAACGTGCCTAGGCTGCGTTGTGCGTCTTCTCCGCCGAATGAGTACTTGCCTTCAGCAATTGACTCCAAGCATCGATCTAAGGCCATCAAATATTCTTCTTCGCCAAGTTCATCCTTGACGTTGCGAATCGTCTTGACCGCTTCCTTTTCAAGGAATCGCTCGAACTTTGATTGATTCGCAAGTGTAAGAAGTTCGACTTGGTATTTCTTACCAGTGTTATCAACCCACTCGGTCTTGGCAGCATTTCCACCAAGTGCATCACTTGTCGTATACGCAACACCACTCATTACAAACCTCCCCTGTAGTCAACTTCTCCAATCGATTCCCACTCTATATCAAATTCTACTGCACCCTTGACTTCTGTGCTTAGTTTTACGCTTGTCACCAATGCCTGAGATACAGAAAAAAATGCTAGGTTTTGCAACCTTAGAATCAATGACAACGTGCTTCCAACTGTTGGCGTCACCGCTTGGGTTTGATAGAACCCATGCACGTTGCCTTTCACGTCACGAATGTTGCTAGATATCTTCCTAGAAGGGATGCCGTGCTGCGACCATATCAGTGGCAATGCACCTGCGTTTGCCATTAATCCATTAACATTGGCATCACGCAAAACTTTAATTGTCATGTCATCAAGCGATTCAACGCTCAGATCAATTTCCCACTTATCAGCAGGAATGACCAGAGCGTTGAATAGGATTGCAGAAGTCTTGCCGGAATACATATTAGATCGCCACGGCAGCGCCTGTTAATGAACCAGAAATCTCAATGGTAGCCTTCTCTTTGACGTTCTGCTTGACCGACGATGCTGTGATGATCACATAGTGAGTCACAGAAAGGCCAGGAGCGATTCCGAAGGTGAAGGTGCCTGTGACACCATTGCTTGTCGTTCCGCCAGTCTGAGTGACTGCCCCAGCAGCCGTAAATAGAAAAGGTTGCAATCCGTTATATGGACCAGTGGCTGAAAATGTGCCACCAGCAATACCATTGATCAAAGACTTGAAGCCACCGCTTTGAAAATTAGTAACCTCGACTTCTTCGATTTCGATGTCAAGGCTCCACTCTTCCATTGGATAGCTTACGCCGCCGACCTGAAGAAACCCTTGCTTTCCACTGTAAAAAGGCATGTCAAGCACCCCCTAAAATTGCTATTTGGTAAGTTGCCCCTGACGATGCCCCGGTAGCTATCGTCAAATTCTTGTGTGTCGAATCGACGACTGTACTCGTCGAACAGATCACTACCCCATCCTCTGGAATCACAATCCCAGGTGATGTACCACCCATGAACAATGTGGCAGGATTTGACCCACCAGGAGTCAACGTCACCGATCCAGAGGAAACAGTGACCATGAGTGCCAGCACATTCGTGAATACCAATGGCTGGAGCAGCAAATCAGTTAATGCGGTAAGGTCATAACTCCTAGTCGAAGACAAACCAAGTATCTTCGACTCAGCATAAATGTCTTCAGCAGTCTCTGATTCAACAGACGCTGAAAGTGAATCTGGACCCTGATTCGTATTCAAAAACCCACTATTCTGGCGATAATGCTGCCAGGAAATAGTGGACAAAATTGATGACGAATCGACAGGCATTATACGTTCTCGAGAATGCAAACCTTCAAATTACCACCAGCAGATGACGATACTGCGAAGGTTGTGAAGTCTGCGGTGAATGGGCATGTGGTTGGGAAACCAACCTGCCAAATCAACGGCTTATTGGCTAAAAACGTGAACGTGTCAACAGTTGAGGCACCATTCTTGGTGACAACTGTCATATTGGCATCGCATTGAATGAAAATGCTTTTTGTAACAGACTGGGTGACATGGCAAAGCACCGAAAACGCAGAAGCGCCAGGGGCGATGATCACATCAAGATTAATTTCACCATCTTGGCTCTCAGAAGACGAAAAACTCGTCACTGATGAACCGTCTTTGGAGAAGTTGTAAGCAACCGTGTGCGTGATAGCCATTAGTTGATCCTCGATTCAATGCTGTTGAAGGTGAAGACCATCCCAGTAACATCATAGTTCGAGGCCTCACCTGATACAACCTCAAACGCTGGCGACATATCCATTCTACAATCATAAACATTTATAGCACCATTCAGAAATGGTTGATATAGAATATTTCTAATTGATTGGCGAAGATCAAGCAAGCTTGAAACATCACCTTCATAGATTCTATTGCCAGCCTGGATCAGAGATACTTGTACCCGGTACAAATATTCCACTGTGACTGGGAACGCTTCCATACCGACCACTTCCTCGCCGGGTGAGACGATGATCAAGGGAACAGCGTCCTCCTGCGTGAACACAGGTCGCTTCCTGATGACCACGGTTGGAACACTGGGAAGGGTCGATATACGATCCCGCACGGAGTCAAGAATTTGCCAGAATACTGTTGCCATTTCAACTTCCTTGTGGTGCCAAGCCTTGGCCTGCTTCAGAGGTGCAGTTCACTAGCCATCTAGTCCTCAGGGCACCATCATTGATGCTGTCCACACGATAGCTTTTGCCTTTTGCGTCTGTGATCTTGGCGTTTATTTTTGGAGCAAATGCGTTGGGTGCGTTCACTTTAAATATGATAAAAGTGGCATCAGCACCATAAACTAATCCACCACCACCGTCAGCAATAACCATGCTGGATGAACGCCGAACAACCCTCTGGATGGTAATTGGTGATGAACCAATGTTGGTAAACGTAATTGTTTCAGTGTTATCAAATACAGTCCAATCGTTACTGATGTTCATTATTGGCCCCTTGTTACTAAACGTATGGGCATGTCTGCAAGAGTATACGTTTCGTAACTTGCAATCATTACACCGCCATCACATCACCTCATTACGCGTTGAATGTCGCCATTTAATGAACTTCTCAAGCGCCAATGTAATAATAAGTCAAATGGCCACCTATTGCAGTAGCTGCATTCAAAGAAATGACCAAGTCTTCGCCAATGGCCGTTTCCAGAACTGGCAGTCCACCAGCAGGCCACAAATCGCCCATATGGATTGTCAAATTTCCATAGGCAGACATATAAATGTTGCCACTAATTGCCGTAGATCCAGACTTCCACACAACGTAGTTTTGTGCAATTGAAGTAAGAGCGTAGGAAAGAACCCTGATTTTCCTGTTGGGAATACCAGGAAGGATAATGTTGTCACCAATTGTGCTTGTATTGACTTTAATTACGTTCATCATCCACCCCTTAGTTGAATCATTACAACTGGTTTCCAACGCCTTGCCGGTGCCAATATCGCAGTGCGATTGGCATAAAACGTGTTTATTATGCCTTTTCTTGCCATATTGTTTACAAGATGTGGCCCGTAAAGATGAGGTGTTTTATTTGCTTTACGATCCTTTATTCCATAACCAATTGTAATGGTTTTTCTGCGTGAGTTAGCAATTCGCTGACCTGATTCAGGATCACAATAAATGCCACGCTGTAATGACCCTGATCTTCTGCGTGGGTATTCTCCCGGCCTAGAGGCAGGAGGATATTTTGTCGATAAGTTTTGTTTATGTGCTTGTCGAAGATTTCTTCCAATTTCTAGAAGAATCTGTGCAGATCTCATTTCTGCTTCTTCTTCACTCATGCCAACCATCTTTTCAGGGCATGGAAGCATGGATTTGGACTTATATTTTATTTCAATTATTGCTGTTCTTGGCATGTTAATCCGCCAAAATATAGACTAAATGACCGCCAACAACGCTATTATTTGTCGTAGTGGTAATTTTTATTGGTTCACCTACTGCCCCCTGGAACAGCATTAACGCTCCAGATGGGAACAATTGGCCTGCACAAGGAGCAATAGGAACGCCTTGAACCATGTGCATAACACCGGTTAAAGGAGTCAAATTGCTGAAGAATTGAATGGTATTTGATGAAGATTCGGCAGTGACACAATAATTTACAACCCTAATTTTCCTGCCAGGAACAGCAGGAACAAGAGTGTAGGTTCCATCGTCACTAATTATGATTGCCACACTGTACATCAAACACTCCTAAATCGGCTTGCCCGTTGGTACGGTCCACCAGCCATCTGGCGTGTTTTTTGTAAAGTGGCCAGCTTGGTGGTCAGGGTATCAAGGTACTCAGCCCATGATACCAACTGACCGTCCACATTGTAACTAGGCTTTGGCTCAACCGTGATTTGAGCAATCAAGCTTGATATGTTCAGGATTGCCGTATCAAGGTTTTGAACTACCGTTGGCATCAGTAATCTCCTTGAGATCAACCGGCCTGCTGGTATGAAGGCCAACCCGGCTACGGTATTCAGACCGTGCTTCTTCACGGGTATAGGCTTTGATCAAGAGGCGGGGGAGGCCGTTTGAAACAGCCTCCCAGCCTTTAAGAACTAATTGCTTAACAGGAACCGTACTCATTATTAGCTCGCAGTGTTCTTGAGGGTGTGCCAAGGTGACCACACCGAAGGAATACCACGCTCGTGAGCGAAGTAGGTCGCAATGATGCCCTTATCGAGCATTTCGTACTGATTCGAGGTTGCTGGGACCACGGCCAGAGGGTAGTTCTGCATGTAGCGGAAGCTCTTGCCAGCTTCCATCATGAACCACAGGCCATCGGCATTGTCCTGGCTCAGGTTCAAACCGTCCGCAGCCAAGGCACGCTGTTCAAACAGCGGGCTGGTGAGAACCTTGAAGTTACCCGAGTAAGGATTGCCGGGGGTGCTGGAGATGTTCAGCGTACTTGCCGTGGACTGAGTACCACCTGGAGCAGTACGACGATCAGTAACAGTTGAACCTAAGATCAGGTTCATGGTCGCCAACTTGCCTGGGTTCACCAGAACAGTGTTGGGATTGAGCAGCAAACGCTTGCCCGTGTGTGGATCTTCCATACGCATGAACTGCAACACGTCCGTCTGGATCGATGTCCAGTCCAAGAGAGGGTTGGTGATGCTGTTGGTGTAGCCCAAGGTCTTCGACGTGACGTAGGTGTTGTACGCCGTGCCGTTGTACTTGAAGCTGTTATTAACACCGATGATGGTGTCGATAACTTCGAGTTCTTTGCGGTAAGAAAGCTCAAGACCAACCGAAGCAGCCTGCTGAAGGATCTGCCCGGTGAGATCGAAGAACACCGCTTCCTTGAGAACGTCGATAGCAAGAGCGTTCTCGCGGGTTTCAGGTGTTTCGATCCAACGCTCGCCGAACTGGGCACGAGCATGGGGTTCGCCGGGCTTACGTTGGCGACCACGGTCACCAATTGACTGAACGCCGATCACCTTCTGACCGTTGAGCCGAGTGGCTTCAGCGGGGCAAATCTGGTCAGCAATCAAAGCTGGGTTCTGGAAAGCTTCCAGAATCTTAACTTCGATCAGACCGCCAACAACGCTCGTGAATGCGTTGATGTCCGCAAAGCTCGAAGGATCGATACCGATACCGGTACTTTCCAGCAAGGCTCGGCTGTCATTTGGGAAACCAGATTCAACCAAAGACTTGGCACGAAGGTAACGTCCCATCTCTCGGTTATCTGGGTCGAATAGAGTGCGCCAGCTTCCGCCAACGCAGGCCTCTGCCAATTCTGCCAGGCTGAAGTTTTCAGCAACCATTTCACGTTCACGAAGTTGCTTATTACCAGCCAAGTCCTTGTAATCAGACCCTTTAGAGTCCGAGAGGCCAAGACCATGGCGCAACTCGTTAATGAAGCGCAGTCGGCCACCCGAGTCCTTTTTGCGTGATTCGTACAGAGACTTCATCTTCACTACGTCAATGCCCATGGTACTTTCCCCCTTATTGATCCTAAATTAGAACACCTGGCGAGCAGATTTACCGTAAAGCCGAACCCACACAGTTGTGGTTGCGGCAGTGTATTGCTTGACAACAACGCCAATGGCCTCCGTGGTCAAAGCTGTGTTATCAACCTTTTGATCTTGAATTGCTCCGGCAGCAGCAACGCCGCTAGAAAAAGCAGTTACCAAAGCACCAGGAATCCACGTTTGTGATTCGCAGGCTGCTTCGTAGATGCAATCGGTGGCAATTGTCACCGTACCATCTGTGGTCTGCTGTACGATGCGCCCAGACTGAGCCACACCAATAAAGTTGTCATGCACGAACACCTGATCGGTATTCACAGTGCCCGAGGCGACCTTTTCCGACAAAGGCTTGGCATAGCCATCGCTAGAGTCGTAATACATGAGGTCGCCTACGCTAATCACAATTCCACCCTTGGCCTTATAGACCACGGTGCGGGTGAGTGGCGGTTGTACAAATCGAGATCCACCGAAATTGGCGCTCATTGTTAAACTCCTTAGTTTCTAAGCCAAGAAAACAACTGCTTGCCTTCAAGCATGTCAATTTCAGACTTCTGTGCTTCCTTGGCCTTAACGGCGCTCTTTGGCTTCAGAAGACGTTCAGCATTCGCCAGGCGCTTGATTAGGCCTTCAGCTACGCTCACTGGAACAGCAGCAAGATCCTTGATAAGCGAATTATCTGCTGACAATTTGTGTGACTCACAAAGCTCCTTGATGTTCTCAAGTGCTTTTTTAGAAGACTTGGATTCCTTAGCACACTTTTCCTTGGTGCTTTTAGTCTTCTTTGCCTTCTTCATTTTCCGTTTAGCAGCAGCATCTTCTTCGTCGTCTTCTTCTTCAGATTCTTCAGCATCTTCTTCTGATTCTTCGACATCGTCGTCTTCTTCGACATCGTCTTCAGACTCTTCTGTGTCTTCGTCTTCACTGCAACAAGATTCTTTCATCTTGCCACATTTAGGACACTTAGATGTGTCAGAAGTATCTTTAGACTCTTCCGTGTCATCATCGGGGTTGTCTGTTTTGATATCCTTTTCATCATCGGCAACTGCTTCTTCACTGTCTTTGATTGTTTTTTTGCTCATTCTTGGCATTGCTTTACCCTCTTTCTTAGATGACCTATTAGTAACCAAGTCTGATATTTGGTCTGCCTTTTGATGATCAGGCACCCCATCATGCTTCAAAATATCGATGATCTTAGCGTGAAGCTTAGTATATTGCTCATCTTGACCATCTTCTGACTCTTGCGATTCGTGACTTACATACAGTTTTGATTTTGTTTTCGTATACCCACGTTTGGCACCTACGCCACGTTTCCGGCTTTTATAGCCCACTCTTGTATACGCTCCTTCTTCAACTTCTTGTTCGGCAGGCACCTCTGCTTCTTTCGATTCTGCCAGCGAGTGCGTTGTTGCCGGGTCTGCGACGAGATCGACATGCCTCACCTCGGCTACTTTGTTGACAACGAACTTCTTCGTCTTCTTGTCTTCAAAGCCTTCGCCTTTGGCATTGTGCGACAGACCATAAATTTGTGGCATCTTTTCTGCTGCTTCCAATATTCGCTCGGTGAATGGATGCGAGGGTAAAAGATGCAGGTCGCCGTAAAGACCTTTGCCTTCCACAAACTTGATGTTCTTAAGAAAACCAATTCGATCCCAGGCTGATCGCTGCTCATCTGGACCGCCATCAGGGTGATCAATGTTAACATTGACCCCTTCGTACATCGGTATCGCCTGTCGTAGTGCTTCAGGCGTGTACTCACGGTCGTTGGCCGACTGAAAACCGATAATCTTGACGTTGTGAACAATAGCACCTACCCGGTCAACCTTCAGATTGCCGAGCGATGTGTAGTCACGGATTTCTTCAAGAAGAATGGTCTTCATACTGAGATGCTATCAACTTGTAACCCTATGTCAAGAGTTCATAGAAATTTTTGAATAAAGTCTTGCTATTCTATTTCTTCTTTTTGTTCTAGTTTCATTTTCTATTTCTTTATCTGTCATAAGTACTCCGGTTTTGCTGTCCAAGAACTCAATCCAGTTGGGCGATCCACCACCCTTGCGACTTACTGCTGCCATGTAGCGTTTTTTACCAACAATTGCAATTTTTGCTGCTTCTGTTTGCCTATCAAACCACACAGAAAAGACTTTGGCGTTTGGAATTATTCTTCCACGAATGTCCCTGGCTTTTGTGTCGTCGCCTTTAAAGACTGGAATTAAAGAACATCGGCAATTGAAAGCGTAGCTACCATCGGCCTCGAGTGGCGGGTTTGGCATTTGTTCAAACCCTGGTCGGTCCACGCCAGGCACTTTGTAATAAATGGTGCCATGTCTCGCCCTGTGTGCAGGCCTGATGCGATTGTCAAGTATTCCCAGAACTTGAAATCCAATTACATCCGCAGGAATTGAGTCGTAAACCTCTTGATTGGTCTGTCCGATCATTGAGGCCATTCCAGTACGAACAGAAGCGTAAGCGGCATTCCTGAGCCTGCGGAAGTAATCGTCTAGAAGTCGCCTTCTCTCTGCTGGATTAGCCATGATGGCAACCATGCTGGCAATTTGCCTTGGCGATGCGCCACTCCGCTTTAACGAGTTGTAAATCTTTTGAGGGATTTGTTGATTGGCCACAACAAGCGAAACTTGTTGCGCTGTCAAATCAGGAAACACCGTGGTCGCAATTTTCGACCGTGCTTCCATGACCGTATGTTCTATTTTGTTAGTAATTATTTCTGTTATTTCATTGTAGTGCTTTTTGATTAGTGCTGGTGCGTCATGGTTGATTAGGCGGACGATGTCAGCAAAAACTGACATAGTTTCGTATTCAAAGTTTGATCCAAACTTGTTGCGGTCCAAGGATAGGAGTGCCTCCTTGCGCTTCCTATCGATGGCTCTTACCACCTTGGTCGCAAATGCGATCGATCTCAAGGTGGCTTCTGTGTTGGCAATAAATAGCGGGGCATCAATCATTTCTTTTTGTCTGCCGCAATCATTTGGTTTCTGACTTTCCTAGACCATGAGAAGCCTGCATCGCCTCCCCACAGGAGCCAAGCAATGTAGCCGTTCGAGTCTTCGCCCCATCCTTCGCCCTTCTTATCGACCTCATGCCTGGAGAAGAATGAAAACATTCTTTTGACTGTGGAAGGACTCATTTCTTTGCCGCCTGCGATATCTCTTGCCCTGGCAATTCCCACAGACGTTCCACCACGGCCATGTTCTCTTCGCAATTCCAAGCCCTTCTTGGCGGCTTTAACTGCTCCTGATGGCGGCTTGAAGCTTATGTGCGAATATTTACCTTCGCCTTCTGTAATTGATTCTGCAACGCCTGCGACATCTTCTGGTTCTGGTGGCTCTTCAGGATCTGCCTTGGACTGTCCAACGGATGGCAAATCTGTGACGGCTTTAGGATCGCCTGTCATTGCGGGTGCTGGTTTGGCACTGCGATAAAGGCTTTCGGGGAATATGTCTGCGATCTGACCCACATTCATCAAGGGGAAAGCGGCATGAGCTACCGCACGACCAACTTCCACGGTTAACTGTCCAGCAGCGACACGAGTAACAATGCCCACCAGGTTCTCAATTTGAAGGCCATTAAGAGCCTGATCAGAGATCTGCGCCATGTCACCACCCATAACATCTGCCGCATTGAGCTTATCTTCATGGTCTTTCTCAAGATCCATGTTTCGCCGCTCTTGTTCTGAATCAAGGCCCAACTCTTGCGAGATGGTTTGGCTGCTCTTGATCTTCATTTCATAATAGGTGCGGTTTGCTGTGGATTCTGCGATTCTGTCACGAGCTTCCACGTTTGGTGGCGTTACAATGACATCGATGGCATCGACAATCCCCATTGGCAGGATACCTGCCTCGGCAGCAGTCAGGATGGCTTCACGCACAATCTTGCCAAAGTGACGCTTGTAAATTGACTGCAACCGCATACAGTTCTTCAAAAACGGGCTTTCAGCCGTCAAACTCGATGCATAGTTGGCATTGGACACATCGCTCGAAGAAAGCCACTCAGGGGCATTGTGGCGGTTTCCTGCCGAACGCATTAGCGACTGAAAGATTGCCAGGTGAGATTCATAGTTCTCAGAACCGGGTGGTTGAACGTAATTCATTCCTTTCGGAATATCCAGAAATGAACCAGGCTCAATTCGTTGGAATCCTGTCTCACGCAGTGGAATCCCAGTGTAGGCTGAATAGTCGATATTCTCAGTAACAAAATCCTCGACTTGCTCTTGAGTGGCGGTATCGTGCTGTCGAATAGCAGCAATTGCCGATTGAACCGATGCGCCTTCACCCATGTTCTTGCGAAGCTTTCCCGCAGTGATGAATGTGTCAAGTGTTTCGTAGGAGAAGTCAGACAAACCACGTTTAATTGACTTCTTGACGTTGCACTTGATGTGGACAATGTCTGCGGCTGGAACAATGTCTCCAATTCTGCCTTCTCGATTTGAATCAGGATCTGCACCTAAAGGAGCGTCATAGTCCACATTGTATGCTACTACACTGAAAACATCGTCCATTTCAGTTTGGACACCATAGGACCACTCGGCAAAGTTGCTTCCTGGTGGTTGGTAGATCTGTTCAGGCTCAATGGTGCGGATCAATAACCGTCCAGATGGCTGCGGGAAATATCGTAGGAAGCATTCGCCATCTTCTCTGGATCGGAAGAAGATCTCCTGCTCAAGAAGATCCCATTCGTTGTCATCAAAAAACTTGCGAAGAACATCATGAATTTTTAGCAATAGGTTGTCTTCAATCGTAAAACCATCCCTCGGCATGACCCTGTAACCGAATCCGGTGCCGATGACGTAGCTTGTCAGTCCATTGAGAAGACCTTGGGCATTGGGGCTGGTTGTTACAAGAAGGCGTGCCTGCGCCCTGATCAGGTTCAACTGCTGCTCTGAGTACCAGAAGGGGTAGTTCGAGCCGTACAGACGATCCTTGACGTTAACGATTGGATATGCGTAGACACCACCGTCTGTGAACCTGCTGAGAAGGTCAGAATACCCGCCCAGGTTGAAGTCCATGTTGTAGGCGGCTTCACGGAGAGAACGCTTCTTGCGCTTTGGTTCTTCCGGTGGCTTGGCAGGCTGTCCAGAGAGAAGGGAACGCCACCATTGTGCTGATAACGGATTCATGATCGGATTCCTCGTGTTGGTGTCGCACCTTTGCCTTGAGTCTGAACACGTCCATTGTGGATTGAAATCATACCACGCAGGGCCATTTCCAAGGCATCCGGTCCATCATCGTACTTTGCCATAGGGAATTCACGCAATTGATTCACCAAGAGTCGAGTACCTTCGTGATTAGCCTTGAACCTGAAGATCTTGTTGGAAAGGTTCGGGCCAAGACGACGAATGCGAACATCCTTTGAAACTTTATTGTAAACAGACATGACAGGCATTGAAATGCCTTTTTTTCTTGACGTTGAAATGATCTGTGTGGCAAGTAAATGTTGAAATTGATTTGTTTCTACCACGACCACATCAGCGTTGAATTGTTGTTGTTCGTTGCAAATGTTTGAAACGATAGATTCGGAGTCGATGCGTTGAAGATCGGCTTCGACGTAGATGATGCCTTCGATGGTGCGTGCCAATTTGACGATGGCGCAGAAGTCACCGTGCTTGGAGTCGTTTCCCTTGGATGGGTCAAGGCCAATCGACTTGAGTGCGATTTGGCGGTTGTCGGGCCATTCATCGAACCAGATGTGCCCGGTGAAGTGCGCTGCTGGCCATTCGCAACCTTCTTGGTCAACGAATTCGCCTGAGATCTCTTGTGCTGCTTGCTTGTCGGAATATTGTGTTTGGAGAGCATGGATGAACTCTCCAGGGAGGAATGGGTTCTCTTTGGTTGATGAGCGGAATAGGGCAGTATTGGGCCTGTTACGGGCAAAGACTTCGTAGGTCCAATGAGAGGTGCCTTTGGGCGTAAAGGTGGCAGAGAGCCATCCTGCTTGACCAGCTTCTCGAAGACAGGCGATGCAGACGTTGTAGGTTTCTTCGCCTACCAGAGAGGCTTCATCGAGCCACACTCCAGAGAGGTTGGGACCACGCAACTTTTCTGGATCGTCACCAGAGCGGAAGATGATTTCAGAACCGTTTGTCAAGATCAGGCGAGGTGGTTGTTTCCATTTTTCTTTGATGACACCGAGGTCTTCTGCGATCTGAACCACGGTCCTCATTGAAGCATCTTGCAGAATGATGTAAGTAGGGGCCACCACCATGTAGAGACGGCCTCGGCCCCGTTCTGACATCGCACGACATAGAAGATCATATGCACCAACATATGACTTGCCGCTACCACGACCGCCAACGAACCCACGATAAAGAGATGCAGAGTGTCTGAATTCACTTTGGACCTTGTGGAGCTTGATTGTTTTTGTTGTCAACGATGGTTGCTGTGGTGTCGAAGCTTCCATGATCCACTATCTCCTCGACTATGTGCAATTGAACTTTGGTGAGGTTGTGAACCTCTTGTCGCTCAACATATCCACGCTCCTTACCAAGCGTCTTAAGAATCATCTCAATGGCCCACTTGGCCCCACCTTCCATCGCCTCAACTAACTTGGCCTCGGCCTTGTCAACAATACCACCACGCTCACCCTTGCAAATCAACATGAGGTTGTCGTTAGCCTTGATACGCTGATCGAGATCAGGATGAGAACAACCAAGTTTAATTGCTGTTAAGTAGATAAGACCTTTGCAATCCTTGAGAGCATCCACTATCTCGGAATCACGAATCGTTGAGATAGGTCGTGATACTAGAGAATAGACAGACTGTCCAGGAGAGATGGCAACGTCTTTTGGTTTCTTTGCCATTGGTAGAACTCGATGACGCTGTGATTAATAGAAAGTATAGCAGACGAAGATAGATAGTGCAAAAGAGATGATGATAGATAATATTAATTGTTATTATTTGATGAATGAAAAATAGGTCAGAGATGGAGAGGTGAGAACCCCTGGCCCCCTAATTTTGTTATTGTTTTCCTCCTTTCTACCTATTAGTTACCTACCTAATATTCTACTTACTACCTATTAATTAGATTAATATTATTCTACTTTTAAGGTAGGTAAACTATGTTACTATTATAATAGGTAACAAGAAAACAATAAGATAACATAATAGGTAAAGGAACCTGGAACCTGGAACCTGGAATTGGGAACTGAAAAAATATTTTTCATGAGTCCAATAAAAAAAAAATGCTATGCTAGGATATATAAAGAAAGCCGTTTAACCTTACCTATAATTAATTCCAGTAAGCTTACTGTTTAACCTGGAATTGTAATTCCAATAACCTGGAACCATTTTTCTAACCTATTCCTTGAACCTACTACCCTATCTTGTCGGTATCCTACAATCGAATAAACAAGATAATAATCTACTATTATGGTAGAATAATAACGTAAAAATACTATGAAACAAGCGTATTCTAATCAATGTAAAATAATTTTATGGAATTCTTTGATACTGGCCTTGCAATGAACCGATAAGCATACTAGATTGATTGTGTCGGAACGGTTAACCGACAAACGGAACTGGAACTGGAAACGAGAATAAGGAATAGAATGATGACCATGGCGCAAACGGTATTGATGTTAACTATGTCCATCCTGTCAATCACTACACTATATTTAGTGATTAGCATGGTTAAAAGTGAAGAGGCTAAGGCTAGGGAATATGAAGCAATGAAAGCGCTTAGGGACGCTAAACATAAGGAATGGATGAATGCTTACTATCGCGAACGCGATGAAAATCGTGCTAAATTCGAGAAAGAATTAGAAGATAGTTGGAAAGAATTAGCAGAGAGCTTGAAAGAATTAATGACGATTGAAACTAGTGTGAATGCATGATTAACATAGTATTAATCGCAATAGTTTTATGGTTTACTGAGTCTTTAGTGGCAACAATAGTAAAGATAAGAAAGGAATAGGACAATGGATCTTTCTGACTACGACCGTGGTTTCGAGATTGTTTTTAAGATAGGTTGGGCAATTGTTTTTCTTGTTGTTTTTAGTGTGGTCATAGGCAAGAAAGCAGTTGACACATACTATGAAAACCGGAGAACATATTGAATTCCACCCCATACGATACTGGAATAGGGTATATAGTCTAGTAAACTTTTTACTAGGCTTGTCAAGATAAGGAGAAAAGATAATGTTTGAATATAGTGTGCAGTTTCTATTCGATGGCGAATACGGTGCAAGTTATCCATGTTTCGGTAAAACTAAAGAATCAGCTCTTGCTGGATTGCTTAAGCGAGTAGGCTATCCGTATGGCGCAAGCAACATTTTACGTGTTTGGGATAATCAAGATGATTGTGTCTGGGTATCGGCAAAACGGAAAGATCGGCATACCAAACGTCAATGGTGTAAAATAAACAAGAATTGGGCAAGAACTTAACTAATCGGAAATAGGCTAGACTAGGCTAGCTGTATCGGTTCGAATCCGACTATTTCAATGCCAATTATATTTCATAGTTGGCTAGTTTCGATAAGAATAGGAATAGGAATAGAACAATGGGAATTGCAAGTCTTAAGCTTAACATGGTAGAGTCGCTAGAATCTCACGGGAAAGCAAGTTATATACTTGGCGTTGATTCTAATGCCAAAACCGTAAAAGGCCATGAGGTTGGCTATCTTACTGGAATTGTTTATCTGGAACCATCGGATGGTTCCGGAGTAAACTTGTGCGGTTTCTCAAGTAAAGGTTGTAGAGCAGTATGCTTAAAAGAATCGGGTAGGCTAAGAATGGAAAGCGTATCGGCTGGAAAGAATGACACAATAACGGGAAGAATGAAACGTACCTTTCAGTTGTTAACCGATAAGACCGGATTCTTAAACCAACTACGGAAAGAAATAGAATCCATGTTGAGAAAGGCCGATAAGCTTTCTCTGGTTCCAGCTATTAGACTTAACGGCCTTTCTGATATTAAATGGGAATCTATCATCGATTCCTTTCCTAGTGTGCAGTTTTATGATTATACCAAAGATTACAACTATTATCTTAAATTCCAATACAAACAATTACCAAACAATTATCATCTTACCTACTCGCTTTCCGAAGATGAATGCCCTATTGAATTGTTTGAATCATCTCAAGATCACAATAAAGATCTTAGCCTTGCAATTCCTTTCTTCCCAGAATCGTACTATAGAATCTTGAAAGATGGTGAATTGTTTGTCAATCCTTGGCTTTCCGTTCCAGTTGTTGATGGTGACAAGAATGATTTAAGATTCATCGATCCAAAGAATTGTATAGTGGCCTTGAAAGCGAAAGGAATTGCCTTGAAAGTAGATTCATATGGTTTCATACGCAATTATACCACTAGTGGCATGATTATTTAATCGATCGGCAACAATTAACAAGCTTAAGGCTAGCCAATATTGGCTAGCCTATTTTTATTGCGTGCAGTACTGGCGTGCGTGCGTGCGGTAGGCGTGCGTGCGTGCGGTAGGCGTGCGTGCGTGCGGTAGGCGTGCGTGCAGTACTGGCGTGCGCCTAGTGTTAAGATAGGCAAGGTAGGGTAGATAGGCAAGAGGCGCAGGATGGGCTAGATGGGCGAGATGGGATAGGTGGGCGAGATGGGCGAGATGGGATAGGTGGGCGAGATGGGCGAGATGGGATAGGTGGGCGAGATTTAGGAGCTGCGCTGCTGAAAAATTCCGCCAAAAAAAAAATCCTAAAAATTCTCACCAAAAATCTGCTAAAAATCTTGCCAATTATTCCTTAAAACTGTGGATCAATTCCTGCAATTCTTTCTTCAATTGCACCCAGGAATAGTGCCCAATAAGCACTGGCAACACGAATAGAATCGAGATGACTGCTGCCACAACCATCGCAACGCACCAAACAACAATTTTCAACGGAAACACAGCCAATCTCACCCAGGATTCCCACCACATTTTCTTGGGTTTACTGTCCATTATTCTTCTCAATTTCTCAGTCAATTTGTCGTAGCCGTCTTGACCATCATTGTCATATTGTTCCGAACCAAACTGTCCCATCATGATCTGCACTCCAGGTGAAAACTTGCCTCAATTGCCAACAGTACTCTCTCAATTATTTTAGCCTAAATTCCAAAAACGCCCCAGAAAAAACGCATTTTCAAAATTGATGATTTCCTCGCACACCCTGATTTCCGCATTGGGTATTTCTCCCAGAAAAAACGCATTTCAAAATCTAGTGATTTCCAAAGTGGTGCGATTTCCGTTATGGCCTTGATTCAATCTTTTTCAGGTACTCAAGACAATCTTTATCCACATTGACATTCCAAGAGGACCAATCTCTCAGGTGGCCAAATGTGAAGTGACAATCCCTGCACAGCACCACTAAATTGTCCTCGATCAATTCACCTTCTGGCCACACATGAACCGGGGTCTTGTGGTGGGCTTCCAGGGCACGATCAGAAGCACAGGCAGCACAGGTCTTGCCCTTGATAAACCTGGTCCTGATGGCTGTCCAGTGAGGGCTGCGAGCGGTCCCAAGAATCATCCGCATACCATATGCGACAATCTGTTCAAACATAGGGTCACCTCCTCAAATTGAGTATGTACATAATCTTCTCGGCCACCGTTTTGTCCGTATTACCGCCCCATTTCCCATGCTTACCCCCTGGATTTGATGGTCTACCAATTTTGCCCCTACTATGTTCTGTGAAGTTCAGGGCTTTATAAAGAGAACCATTGAATCCTTGAGACAAGTCACACAGACTTGTAATTACTTTTGGTGCAAATCCTGTCTCAGTCTTCCAATCAATTCTAAGCAGCCTGAATGCTTTTGCACAAAAAAAACTCTCTGTGTTCTTGGGCAGTCCAGAAACCGTTGAAAGCCTGAGTAGCTCTGGGACTTCACCAGGTTGATGTGGTGGAACTATGCCTTTGTATTGTGTCCAAACTGGATACCCAAAAACAATTACACCGAAACATAAGCCATTTTTAAAAATTCCATAGCTTACGTTTCTTGCTATGTACAGCTTCCTTTTCAAGTAATGATGCCTCAAACACCATTCGTTTGCAAAAACATTTTCAACCTTCTGTACAAGCAGTTGCTTTGGTGTGGTAATTGATGCCACCTCCACTTTATATTCTTCATGAAACAAAGAATTACACCATGGCACATCGACTTTGATTCCATCTCTTTCAGTCATGATCATGAACCTTATCCATTTCTGATATGATCTTGCGAAGCTTCCGTACCTCGTCGATCAGCACCTTGATCGCACAGTCCCTGTGTGACAGGTGACAGTCATGCCAATGGCTTCCGAGGTTGTCGGAATGCCAGGCACGTTCAATCTTGGCAACAATATCATCCATTTTTCATTCAATTCCATCAAACAAACTGGGTTCGCAATCAGTTGAACTTTTTCTATCTTCAACAATTCTATCCCATCTTTTATATCGTTTCACAATTATTTCTAAACATTCTGCGTAGGTTAGATGAGATAATTCATGTTTGACTCTTAATGCGAAGGCATCTCGCCACCAATTAGTTGAATCAACGGAATCCAATCTCCTGACGCTGGTATATGCACGACAAGCCCATCCGTGTATGTGTATTTTCTCTGGCACGTTATCACATACCCAGCGAACAAAATTCTCTTTCCCTTGCCTGGGTAATGTCAATCCCAAACCCAACCACGTTTTTCTCTCAATACACATATCAACCAAATCTTTTAACAATTCTGGTGGATCAGAATCATGAATAGTTGGGAATGTATATGGAATGGCGTTGTAATTGCGTAAACTCTTTCTCCAATCACCAGCAATATCATCGACACCAGCAATAGCCTCAGCATGTTGTTTCCATTTGCATGACCAATCAGCATAGGATTCAACGCAAACCTTTTTCCCAGAAGTGAACTCCGAATATGCGCCGGAGTCAATCAGCAGCTTCCCAAAACTTTGCTGATAACTATCCAGCCAAGGGGAATAACAAGCAAATGAAAATAACACAGGCATGTCAATTGCTGCTGCTGCTTGAACTTGGTTATTTGGACTGGCTAGGTAGACATCCATTATCTTATGTTCCATTGTTTGTGCGCTTGAACACCAAGCTTAAATTCTTTATTGAAATCAATGAAATCCATGCACAAATCCATTGACTTTTTACTACCAAACAATGGTGTAACGTATCTATGTTTGAATCCAGAAAAATCAAATCTTTTCCATTCATTCAAATCCAACCCACCAAGCTCTGGCACCAAATTTACTTGGTCACCAGTGATTTGTTTTAATTTTAACGGACTAAAGTGCGGGCTGACTGAAAGAAAATCTGGCCGTATCGGCATTTCGGTTATTCCAGAGGTAGCAACCGCAACCCTCCCAAGCAATTGCATTGCCAGAACAAGCGATCTGATGTCTTGATCCACAGGTTCTCCACCAGTTATCCATATCCAATCAATTCCAGACAAATGCGAACACACTACTTGAATCAATGAAGATTTGGATTGGTTTTTAAATGGCTTGTAATTCGTGTCACAATTTGAACAACCGACAGAGCATCCAGAAAGCCTAACAAAAACCATGGGTATACCTAACAGATTACCCTCACCTTGAACAGTCCTAAAGACACCCGCTTCAGCAACACCAAAAGATTCATCAGTTAGCATGTATGCTCCTTATCTTATCAAAAACCTCAACGGCCCGTTCGACGTACCAGAATCGCCCGAACTTTCCAAATAACTCAATTGGTTTGAGCAGCTTCTTTTCTCTTATTATTCTACCGAGCCGTTCAACTGACAAACCGAGGGACTTAGCCATTTCCCTTGGGCTAACAAAATTCTGTAGCTCATGCTCTATGCCGTCAGTTAGCATTTCGCACCTCAATTTCCCTGATCAACATTTCAACGCACTGGCGAGCCTTTTTGAGGTCTTCCAGACCATTCTTCTGCTCATACCGCCAAGTATATTTGATGACCATTCCAGCAAGGTACGCACAATACCCATCAACACCCAACATGGCACGTTGAGCATCGCAACATTCAATACCAGATTCATCCCTGGACTGGTAATGTGATGGTTGTATTGGATTATTCATCGACATGTGCCCACAGAACAACATCTAGTGTGTCATACCGCAAATGCTTTTGATCCCTGTGACCTCGAATTGCCTCTTTGAGCCGCACAATTTCATCCACCAAGGAATCAGGCTCAACCACTGCCTTCTGACGCACTAGGGCCAATTCTGCGTCACTAATCATACACCACCCCGTTTGTGCCTGTTCAGTTCAATAAAACCTGCTGCCCAATCCTGAGCCATCAATTCACCATTTAATTCGACACAGCAATTGTCTTTAATCGCTTGTTTTATTTGCTGCAATTCCTCTTCAAGCAATTCAATCTTGCGGACTGAGCGTTCCATGAGATCAAAGTAGGATGCTTTCCAGTCATTCATGTTCATCCCTCACACCGTAGTCAATTTTGAACCTGTCATCGCTTCCTGCTTGCAAGCCAACAATATTGAAATCAACCCAATCCATCGCATCTGGAACGTCCACTTCGCATTGTTCCGCAGCACATTCCACGAGAAGCCAATAGGAATATGTTGCAACATTTTTATCTGAAACATGCGTGATCGCACGGTCATATATTGATTTGGGTTCCAGTCTGATTGGCTCAAGCATTTCGACTAATCTCCATTTCTAACTCCATTGCTTTGCCATTGCATCTGCAATGCCTCTATATGTGGATGATCGAATCTTCCAACGGTCTTTAGACGGAGGCAGTTTATTCTGGCCGCTGGCAGTCTGGTTGGCTCTGCGTGTCTTTGAGTCACCTGGCAGCAGATCGGTGGGTGTTAGCAGCGGCAAGTTTTTTAACCACAGGCAAGTCTTTTTGCTTGCATCATGGCCAAACCACCACGGTTGAATGATCTGGTCGGGCTTGCGTATGCGGCTGCTGATAATGCTGATCGGGTTTTCAATGGCAATGCGTTCGATAGGAGCATCCATTAGGCACTGTACAAACGCCAACGCATCCTCAGTCAATTGCGGGTCACGCAATCCTCGTGTTGTCCAGTGCATACCAGACACAGACAAATAAGTACAAGGAGGATGGGCGATCATCAAATCCCAACCATCATTAATTATTTCTTTTACATCGCCTTGAAAATGAGGGCCACTCACATCCGTAGGTAACAAATCGCAACTCAAAGCTTCGTGACCAGCTCGAATGAACGCATCTCTGACTGTGCCACTATATTCACATGCAACTAAAACTCTCATCCTATCCTCCTCTTGACCTCTCTCACTCTCCACTCGCACCATTCCAGCCATGCGAACCGTGCCTCGTTATCAGCATGGTCCCACATTTCCCTAGTATATCGCAGCATCTCGATTATGGCATGAAAATCATTTAAATCTTTTGAATTCATTGCATCACCAATTTAAAATATAAATTTTCGCTGCTCATCGTGCCAATTGAATTCGGAAGCAGGATAGACCACTATCTCGATACACTGGTTGCGCTGCAAGGGCGAACCAGCAAATACCAGAACAGCTTTAACCACGCTGATGTCATCGTCTGTGATTATCCCGCGCCGAACCAGAAAATCGATGTGGGCCTTGGCGCAATTATCAATGTCGATGTCATGACCATGGACCACCAGCATGATTCCCACGGGGTTTTCCGGGCTTCCTATTGGACCTGCTCGCACTGACTCAGAGATGGGGACCAACTCGGTTAACTGCTGCCAGGCTTTATATTCTTTGGTGCGGACGAACCTGGATTTCCCTCGAGTTGCAACCGGCATGTACATTTTGTTAGTGGTCGGTCCAAGGGGAATGCGGCAGTGGAACAAGATCTTGCAGTCCAGCAGGGTGAATCGTAGGTCAACATCTCGTTTAATGTTTAATACCTCCCATAAATGTGGCAAATAATCTGGTGATGGCAGGGGCGTAAATATTCAATTTGCCAATCATTGCCATAGACTGTAATTCTTCTTCGGTGGGAATGTACGGGCATCCCCATTGATGGCCCAAAATGGCACCTCCAAGGCACGATAGCACCATGGACAGCGTATCGTGCTGCTCATCAGGGATCGTTGGTTCTAGGGCCACTTCTTGATGATTGGGCGTGGGCAGGTCATCCCTGGTCCATTTGCTTGGCTCGATGCGAGATGAGTTCCATTTCCCTCGGGCATGAAACCACCGGGTGAATATTGAGTAGGGCGAGACTGTCTTGATTGTGGCCCACTCACGGATGGTGTGGGAAACCCCATTCACATCGGTGATCACGAAATCCCTATGGGAGTATGGGACTGGTTGCCTGGCATCGGAAAGCTTACCACCATCACGTTCCACCCATGATTTTAAAATCGGCATCGTAACGTGGAGTCTAATTGCTTCCTCGACCAGGTTCATGATCCACTCCTTTTCATTACCGTCACAGTAATGTACGTTCCAAGAAAGGCACCAAGCACAGCAGGAATCAAATAAATAGAGTTCTCAACCCATTTAATTGTCACCGCAGATCCAAATAGATAGAGCAGCACACCACATATGCTTGCTGGCAAGGCTTTTTTGTTATTGACAAATCGGAAATATAAAGCCCATATGACATCGCATGTGAACATAAGGACGAAGACAACCAAGCAGTTGATGGCAAACATCATTGGAATTCACCAGTTTTCCAGGTGTGCGGGTTGTCTTTCTTCTTACCAGTATATTTGGACCGCTGCTGCTGTAATCGATAAGCCATGTCATCGTCGATCACATACATCCCCTTCATCCATCTGTAATACAGTCCAAGGATGGAGAGTTTGGCTTCTTTGGCAATCATTTCTAGAGAGTATTCTTTGCCTTGGTGGTAGACAGTGAT